ACCGTCAATAAGTACTACTTGTGTTGTTTCGTTAATGGTAGTTGCCATTTTATACCCTCCTATAGGTTGTATTTAATAATTATAGCATAATTAACCATTTACAACTTCATAATCAAGACCCATTCCTATTCCAAATCCTGCTTGTTTTGCCGCTATTCCTTGTAGTGCTGTAATATCATTAGGGTCTCCATTACCAATACCAGATGTTTGTGCTGCTACCCTTGCCTTCATTGCTTCCCAAGGGTCCTCTTCTTTTCTACCGCTGGACTCATCTAGGTCAACGCCTTGCATTGCCGCTAAAAATTTCTTTTCTTGATAATCTGATTCTCTTTTTTGTTCGAGGGTAGCCATTAGTTCTGGCATAGATAGTGATGTTTCTAATTGTTGATAGTCTTTCCATATACCAAGTAAAAATACTTCAGATTCCAATTTTGCAAGGTCTAAATTTTCCCAACTTGATGCTTCATTGACTGCTTGATTTGTAATAGGATTATTAGATATGCTTTCAATATCTTCTGAAGATTGGTCTAATTTAATACCTGCTGCTATATCTAAAATTTTATAAACTGTTTTTAAATCAAAGTTATCCTCAAAATCTTGTACTGTTTTAATTGAGGGGTAATATTGTTGCATTGTTATGGTTGCAGAAGCAACAAGTAATTCTATTGTTTCATCATCATCTTTGGCTGTTTTAACCAAATTGAATTGCTCCATAAATTTTCTTAAATATCTAATTTTTAATGGACTTATCTCAATCTCTTCATTATTTATTGTTTTAATAATGGTTGAATCATATATTTTAGTAGGCATAGTATAAGTATACCAAAAGAAACTGCCCCAGGAATCCCCAGGGCAGTCTCAACGATATTCGGTTGTTATTCAGTTTTTAGTAAGTGCGGTCTACGATTTTACCGTAAGCACCATTTGAATCTGGTAGCAAACGGAATTCAACGTCAAACATTGTTGCAGCGTCACGCTTTGCAGCGAGAGTTACGTTAGCAATGTTTACAACACGATAAGCAATGTATACACGCTCAGTCTGGTCTGAGATACCGACACCCTGGGTGTTACCCGAAGCACCTGTACCAACAGTAGCAGCACCAATAGCAATCATTGAACGCTCAACTGGGTAGTCTCCCAAGTCTCCTGCGTACAGGTCAATGTAGTTGTCTGTATTTGATGTTACAACATTGAAATAGGTACCTGATTCAGTTGCTGTGTTTGGAACGTAAGTAATTGTTACCGATGGGGTAATAGCACTTGACAATGCGTAACGAGCAACAGAACCACGCTGTGCAAGTGCAAACAAAAGGTTTTCCAAAGTTGCTTCTGCTAGAGAAGTCTTTAGAGTAACCTGCATACCTGACTTGTACAACTTTGCAACGTCTAGCAACTGGTCAACAGTTACGTCACCAAATGTTGGGTTGAATGTTAGTTCAAGACCGTTATTTGTATAACCTACGTTTCTCCACAATCCTGCTGTTGCGTTTGCAAGTGTATCTTTGTAAGATGTACCTGCCTGGAATGCTGGAACTTTTGCAACTGCCAAACCTGGAGCATTGAGTGCTGGGTTGTAGTCTGTGCTATCTACAAGGTTAGTAATACCGCCTACGAATAGTGCGGCTGCACCAACAACAATGTTGTTAGCATTTCCTCTTTGATAATTAGCCATATTTTATTTCACCATCTTTCATTTATAAATTTTTGGTGCGGTGTTTCCTCTATATAAGTATAACAGCCTTTTATGAATTCAACATAATGTAGTCATAATAAATAATTATTTTGTTACCAGCATAAGTTCTAGCGGTAGCAAAATTAATAACATCTCTTGTTTCTTGTAGTTGAAATACTTTAAAATTAACAAATTTAAAGTTTGGCTCAATTGATATGCCTTCGACAGTAATAGAACCTTTTTCCCTGCACCAATCATTTAGTTCTTCTGCTGTTTCATCTTCTCTATCCATAAGACGTAAAGTTTGTTCTGTAATCTGTACCATATTAATAATTGAATTTTCAGCAGTAGCATAAAAATAATAAAGCAATTGTTCACATTTAATATGTGGAAATGGCACTCTACGCATACGAATCATTCGGTCATATGTAGCCATGATTCCACTTGTTGGAAACATTTCTGTTAAGTTATTTATTGTGGATGGAATGGATGGAAAAAATGGAATAGTTTCAAATCCAAGATTTTGCAGTTTATCTTGAAGATATGCATTAATCCATAATACTGGAGTATTCAATGTTGAAGTTTTAGACAACTGTTCCACCTACTTTCGTAATCCAATTATATCCTACTTCAAAACCTTTTGCTCTACCGCCATTTTTGGCAGCATAAAGATTTTCTTTAAACACTTTAGAGTTTTCTAAATGTTGTTTAATTCCTGTTGCATCTAAAACTGATTGAGTAAAATGTTGTTTAAAAAATAAATCAAATATGTATTCAAATGCACCCATAACTCTAGTTCCTCCAGGATGTTCTACTAAAACTTGATTAGGTGTAAAAATAGATTCTCCGTCTATTTCAAAAGCCAAAACTTTTGCTTTTGTTGGTCTGATTACCATAGGAGTTCCTGCTTCCATTATTTCAGCCTTGTTGTAAAATGGAACATAAGAGCCTTGTTGAACAGTTTTAGATTGACTTAAAACTCCATTAAAAGTTAAGCCACCCCCAAGAGCAGTATATTGAATATCAAATAGTCTAGCATCTGGAGAACCAGTCTGATACCATTCATATATATGATGATACATTTGTTCATCAACCCTGGCATTCTGGTCAACTAAATCTTTAAATATTTCAATAGCATCTTTTGCTATTTCATTTAAAAACACTTGCTTGCCACTTTGAACACCTTCTAAAAATCCTTCTGAATATTCTACAATATTAAGCATTTCTTTGGTAAAAATTTTATCATCAAACTGTATAGAAATCATAAGTCTACCGCCTGATTATCAGAACGACTAATTACAAGTTTATAATAATCTGTTTTTCCAAATGGACCAACAACTGGGTTTGATGTAGATATTTCAAATATTGTTGATTGTCCTTTTCTCGGTCCTGATGATTCATTATAGATAGGATTACCTTGGGCATCTCTAATATTTGTAATAATAATATTTGTTATTGAATATAATTCATTTCCATTATTTTCAGTAATATCGTTCCTGACTCTGCCAACAACAGCATTGTCAATAGTTATATTGGGATTAATAATAACGTCTTCTTTAAATTTTCTACCTGCTGGATTAAAGAAACAGGCAATTGTTCTATCTAGAACCCACTGACGTTTAAGATTTCCATAGGCTCCTTGTTCAACTATTGGATAATATACATCTGCTAAAAGTGGATAGGTAAAATCTGTTTTTTCACAAGTTGTCATTATAGTAATCCTGGCTTGATTAGATTACCTTTATAGTTACTTAGGATTTTATCTACAATCATGTTGCCAGTACCCTCCAAGAATTGTGGGGCAAACTTAATGTCAAATTGGTCAGTGCTATATTCAGTTACAAATTTATTGTAATAATCATTATTTCCACATTTAATATCTTCAATCAAAAGTTTAGTAGCAATTTCAACATCTGGTGGTATAGCCTTATATCCAGCATCAATAATAAAGATATAGTCATATCCTCTTGGAAAAGCAATTGGATAAAATCCATAAAAACCTATGTCTCCTATGCCGCTTGGAAGATTTAGCGGTGTTTGTTCCATACGGTTATACAAATCAATTTGTGTTTGCATAATTGCAGAATTATCAAGTGTTGGCTGATAAGTATAATCCCATACTGACTGAACCCCACCACGAGCAGTAATTGCTTCATTATTTGTTGCTCCAATGGTAGTATTTTTTAATGTAAAAGTGGTTGTTGTTGGGATTTCAGTTACATAAAATGTACCATTGAATTTTGTTGGAGTTACACCAGAAATAGAAATTGTTTGTCCAATTTGAAAACCATGACTAATATTTGTAGCAAGAGTTAATACATCTCCAGAAACATTTACATTTTGAGTAGAAATAGCAATTGGTAAATTTTCTGCGTCATAAATAAGAACATTATTTTCGTATACTTTTAATACACGATTTATTGGATGCCATACAGGGAAATAATCATTGCCTTCTCCTGTACGTTGTAGAATAAGTTTGTGATTGTAGAATGCTCCACCAGTTCCAGAACCTTCCATCAAAAAAGTATCAATAATAGAACGAGCAATAATTTCATACCTTTTATATTCTTCAATATCTGCTGTTGTAGTGGCAAGAAGATTTGGATTTGTATATGGTCTATAAATAGTTAAATTATCTTCTAAAACTATTTCTCCATAAATATCTGTTTCATAAATTTTTACAGCAAAATCACGGTCAAACTGTGCTTTTGCTCTTGGAATAATGTATGTAAGTTTTTTAGTTGCACTAGATGTTAAACTTACTCGTTCAATAGAGTGGTCAACCAAATCTTCAACTTCAAAAATGTATGCCGAATTAGCAGCAGGAACATCCCAGATAGTTGAAATAGGGTATGGTGGAACTCTCAATATTTCCATTTAGGCAAATGCCTCCGCTACTTCTTCTGGAGTTGCTAAACGAATGCCACGTTGTTTTAACCAAAAATCTGCTTTTGTTTTTGAAAGAATATTATATCCAACATGAATTTTTCCAAAACCTTCTGCAGAAACATTTCTTGTTGAAAATAATGCTACTTTTAAACTCGTGAAACCTTCCGATATTTCAATATTTTCAAAATTTGAATACTCATCATTTGTATTTGTTGAACCCATAATGCCATTATTGTTATATCCTAGTGTTGGAACACTTTTATTTGTTTTTGTGGTTGCTTCATTATTTTCGGTCATGTAAAATCCTCCTAGATTTATTTCAATTATACCAGATAAATATAGAAAGGGGGTAGAGAAATAAATCTCCACCCCCATTCAAAGGTAACGCTAAAGCAGATTAGTCTGCTGCAGCATCTGCATATGAAACTGCATCGAGTTCTTCCCATGCAATACCGAAACGAACGAATACTGTATATTCTACAGTATCTTTCTTCGGAACATAGAAACGGTTAACAGTGATATCTCTCTGGAAACCCCAAATACGGTTCTGTGGGAATGTAAGGTCTACATAACCAACAGGGTAATAAGGAACTTCTAGAACAGGAATACCAAGAACACGAGTTTGACGAGCACCACCAAAAGTCTGGCTGTCTCCGTTAAAGAACTGTCCACGAGCAGCCTCGGTAGAACCGATGTTGTTAATGTAAGTTCCATTGTTCTTAACAATGTTTGCAAATGTATCTGTACCAGCATAGAACTTTAGTCCATTTGTGATAGCACGATATCTGCGAGGCATAGCCAAGATAAGTTGCTGCATTCTTTCAGTTGTCCAATCGGTAAATGCTGTGTTAGAACCAACCAACGATGAGTTGATTACTTCGTGAGCCTTACCGTTTCCTGCACCTGGATAGACACTTGCACCAGTTGTAACCTGCTTAATGAATCCAGTCATAATGCTTAGGAATGTACCTGTAGTACCGTCACCATTAATGGCTAGGTCCTCAATATCATTTCCAAAAGCATTAGTCATTAAACGAACCAAGTGGTCCTCTAGAGCAGCACCTTCGATGTTATCTTCAAGTGACTCTGAAGTTACTTCCCAGTCTAGACGTAGTTTCTTAGTGGTTAGTTCAACCTTTGAGAATGTAGCACCAGCGTTAGTATACTCTGAAACACCTTGTGTTGCAGCACGAATAACACGGTCACCAACATTAACTTTTTCAAGTTCCATTGTGTTTGCTCTCATTGTTACTCTACGTCCATCATTTGCAAGTGTAGTTGCATCCCAAACATAGTCGATAAATCGTCTAGCCTGTTCAGGGCGTAGGATACCAGTACCTGTGTAAGTTGGACTTGATGTAAATGATGGATTAACAGCATTAGGACCAGTTAGGTCACCAAAGTTTGCAGAGGTAATGTTGCTTAGATAAGTTCCATGCTCTGATGTTGCACCAATACCACTCGTAGGCTGTCCTGTTGCACTAAATGCACCTTGTGAGTTAGGATAAACAGGCGAACCTGACGGTGCCATATTTTTAATAATTTCTTCTGACATTTTATTTTTCACCTCCTAGTGAATTTATTTTAGTAAATCGGATGTTGTGAGGAAACTTCCGCCCCATACTGATTTTTCCACCAGTACTGGTTCCTG